GAGTTGTCCATAATGGAGATCTCTCTCCATCTGGGTAAACACTTCACGAAACAGCAGACTAGACATTTCACGGAACTCAACCAAATCTTCCTGGGTAAGTTCCTTGTCTGTCTGGCGGACATCCTGCTCACACTCGACGAACGTTCGCATTGCAGCCCTTTCCCTTGCTGGGGAGCAAGGAAGGAGCAATTTGCCAAACATCAGCGTTAGCTGACGCAGGGCAATAATTGAGTCAATGCAAGGTTCATCGAGTAACGTGCCACTACTCCGGTCGAACACACGGGAGAGATAACCCCCCATAAAACGGGGGAGACTCCCATCCTTCTCGAAAGAAGGATGTGTCCCGGCCTGGCCAAGGTCTATCCATTTTTGGATGGACTTCCCAAGGCTAGGCAGGGTTATCGTGAAAAACGATAACCCCTCATGTTCGACTCGCCTCGAGACGGTATTAATGTCTCGAGTGGCGCTAATGCAGCATCTGGCAGCCGATTCCTCGGCTACCAAGGACCAGAGTGACATTAGGCTTTTCATAGACCCTCCTTTCGGAGGTAATCTATCCTTAGCCTATGACACCGACGTAGACGAATCCTAGGATTTATCACCCTAGGACGTGGTTGATAAGGCCACGCTCCCTTCGTCTACACCAACGATGGTGCCAGCAAGTCGATTAGCGAACAAGACCATAAATGGAGACCACAATGGCGAGGACTGTGCATAAAAGAGCTCCACAACTTAATGTGAGGCTCAATATATGCAGTTGGTCGTCGCTCATCGCAACCTCCAAATATAGCTTGATAGCTAAATCGACGTGCCTTTTATGGCATGATTTCTCGGAACAGTTGGTAGATGTGACTACAAATGTAAACAGTCACTCCACCATCTGAGTTAGTGAGAAGTCCGATAATCAGTAAGCTAACCGCGATAGTCCGAAGACTAATGCGGAAAGTAAACTGATGTCTTCCTTCAACACTACCAGAGAAATCACCATCCAGGCGAACAGGGACTGAAACGTCATTCCTTCTCAACCGAGTAAGGAAGCGTCTCATGTCTTATAAGGCGTCTAGCTAGAGAGGATGTAATAGGGACGCACGACAGATCTTCAACAAAGAAAGAAACCCCACCACAGCGGGGTTCCAATCTAAGTTTTAGACCTGTCAGTCCCAGCACCCACTTTCGCTAAGACGTCTTGTTCACCCAAGAGGCCATTACGACTCACCACCGAGGAGTTTGGTGATGAGCGCATCGCTCGTCGCAGTGTACAGGGTTTTGAAGCCCGTGTACACGGCGAGTGCTTCGGTTGCCGTGTAGCCCGCAGGAGGAAGGTCAAAGACGATGTAATTACTCATCGACACTTTGACATTCTCCGTAGGACGAAACGGATCCGAAGTGAGCTTCGAATGGTTGATCCTGAGCAAGTGCCGCATACGCTTCCCCTGTTCGTGGGAAGCTTGCAACTGCACTAGCCCGTCACCACTCTGATAGATGGACTCATCCTCCTCCACACTTACGCGCGGAAGAGGAATGGCCACTGCAGAAATGGTGACCGTTTGAGGGTCAGTAAATGCCATAGGCATCACTCCTAGGACTCGGGTCTCGAGCCCCTTTGGCTCGGACCAATTGACAGACATCTCTCAGTAACGGGAGTTAAAAAGCTCCCTTTATGCCCTTAGTCAAACCAAGGGCAACTGAGATGGCTATTTGGCGAGGACTAAGCCCCGACCAGGTTAGACCGAACCCGAATGGTGACGCCTTCACACGTCGTTTCCTTTCCACGGTTACGACGAGTGGAGCCGGTATGGCACGGGGGTCAGATAGACCTCCGCGTTTCATACAAAAGTACGTGTCCGTTATGGTAATGTGTTCCATAACATATCCGTACTTCATCACCAAGCCATCGGTGGCCCAATCCGAGAGGTTAGCTACTACACTTCCCGTATTGGAAAACCAGTCAATGGCCCATGTCCACGGAGCAGCATTCCATAGGACCTCTGGGGTCAAGTCAAGACCTAGTAGAGTCTTGGCTCGAACTGCATCACGCACCATCCTATTTCTAGCATTATAGCCAGAAGGAAGGTGGTACGTAAATGCTCCAGAGAACCACACTTCTTTCTTAGTGTGGCGTTTCCTATAGGTCTGATCCGTTCCACCACCTGAATAGAGAATACCCGTCCAATCGCCGTACGGCCACCCGGAAATTTCAGTTCCGAAGTAGCTGCCGACATTGGCTCGAGCGTTCCCTAAAAGAGTGATGGATTCGGACTCTTCTACAGGAAAACCATATCCACGCCTCACCACTGATCCGGAATTCACCTCATATTGATACAATACATTATGAGCGTGAGCGACCTGTTTAGCGATATGCTTCAGGTCACCGATCATTGGATCCCAACCAAATTCCTTATTTAGGTACTCATCACCAATACTCTTGGCTTTGAGTGCCCTCTCCTTAATGAGAGTCATCCCAAATAAATGGGGTAGACCCTCAGTCCGGAGTTCAATAAGGAAGTTAGCGGCTTGGGCTACGTTGTTGGTCGGAGCGCACCGTGCAATAGCGTCTGTCCCTAAGGCCTCCAGCGATGAAGCTGTAGGCATCGGGGGCATAACTATGCCCGGAGCGGGAATTCCCACATAGATGGGACCTTCATATCGAAGGCCTACATCAAATGAGAAATTCAACTCCTGTAATCCGGTGATAACCTGCCGATGACCCCAAGGGGCATCGACAGTCACCTTCTGGGTGAGAAACTCACCCCCAACATCGTATGGATTGGACGTCCGCCTTTTACCTTCTTGCTGAAAAGGGCTAGCGACACCTACGAACACTTGTTCGTAGAGCCGCTGTAGCTCCTCATCATGGGAAGGACGGTTCGGACGTCCGAAGTCGATATGGTTCTCGCTATCAGTAAACTGATAGCCTCGGAGGGTACTTGACGTCGGTCTAAACATTGGCCAAGAGCCGGAAAAATCCGGACCCTTGACTTTTGCTTTCGACTGGCGCCAAGCCGTAGCCTTCGCCTTGCCAGCCTCTTGGTAGAGATCTGGCAAATAGCGAGACTTACGGGTAAGAGTCAATACTTACCTCCCTCCAACATGTAGAAGCTGTCGTTCAGGTCCGGGGGTAACAAGCCCCCAACACTGTCCAACAATGGAAGAAAGTCCATCATAGGACAGTGAGATGCTGCAATTGGCCAGGGAGCCCCTTTCGGGGCTCC